CGAGCGAGACGGTCGCATATACCAGCGCCCAGCAGGTGACAGACTTTGGCAGCAACCAGAGCACGCTCTATCTCAAAATCTATCAGGTGAGCGCGACGGTCGGAAACGGCTACGCCCATACCAACTCAATTACCAGGTGATCCCATGTCAGACTCAACCAGCCTTTTAACCCAGCTCACCACCGCCCAGGCCGGCAAGGAAGCCACCGTTAACGAACTGATGAACGCCACCAGTCCGGCCACGGCGTTCAGCCGCAAACAATCGTCCAGCGGCCTGAGTTGGATTTATCACGGTTTGAGCCGCTGGCACATCAACGCCACCGCGACAACCAAAGCCAACACCACCCTGACGCTTACAGCTTCCAGCACGCGGTATGTGAGCGCGGACCGTGCTCTGGCAGTCACGGAAGTTGCCACCGCCTTCGCTGCCGACAAGCTGGCCTTGTATAAAATCGTGACAGGAACCGCTACAGTCACGAGCTACGAAGACCACCGTGACCTTCACCACATCAATCGGTTTTTGTACGGACGACTCGTTAAGGCGATGGGCGATGCGAACGTGCCGTTGACGTATCAAGAGGCGATGTGTGAGTCCATTGAATGCACTGGCACTAACACTGCGCTGCGTGATGTGATCGTTCCCCTCGTCCCGCGCAGTTACACCGTTTTCGCCAACACCTCGACCAACGGCGTGCGGATCATTGGAACGAGTGGAACAGGCATTACGATTGCCGTGGGCAAGCGTGCCATCGTAGAATGCGACGGAACGAACGTCGTCAGGATCACCGCAGACGTATGACGAGCATCGAACCGCCGAGAATATGGGACTGGCTGCTTCTGGCCCACAGGTACCAGTCCATCGGCAATACCGTTGAGTACAATTCCGGCGCATCCCGCGCGCCTATCGGTTCAGAGGTCTTGGATCGTGAGTAGCGTCGGGCAGGCAGTCGGCGGGATAGTCGGCGGGGTAATCGGTTTTTTCGTAGGGAACCCGCTTTACGGCGCACAGATCGGAATGATGATCGGGGGCGCCCTAGATCCCCCTAAAGGTCCGATGCTGACAGGCCCGCGCTTGAGCGACCTGTCTGTTCAGACTAGCACTTACGGCTCTTTCATCCCGCGCAACTACGGAACCGTGGCTCAACTCGGTAACGTCTTCTGGCTGAAGAACGACAAGCTCACAGAAGTTACCAATACGGCAACAGGGGGCGGCAAGGGAGGCCCCGTCACCACTACCACCACGTTCTCATACTACGCCACGTTCGCAGTCGGGCTATGCCAAGGCCCGATTGACGGCGTGCGGCGCATCTGGATCGGGACNGACCTTTGGTATGACGCGGGGGCGACGACGGTTAAGGGTATCATCGCCAGCCAAAAGAAAAGCAGCCAGTTCACCGTCTACACAGGCACCGAAACGCAAGACCCGGACCCTCTCATCCAGGCGGACAAGGGGGTGGCGAACGTACCGGCGTATCGTGGTTTGGCGTATATCGTGTTCCACGGCCTGCCGCTGGAGAAGTACGGTAACAGCCTGGCGGGAGCACAGATCAAGGTCGAGATCGTCGAATCAGCAACCTTCGGCATCCCGCGCTTCATTGATTACGTGGACATCGCAGGTTATCCGCTTGGCTATTACCCGCACCCTGGCTACAGCGGGGAAGATGGCGTGATGATGTTCTACGGCTACGACCCGTTCGCCGGGACAACGGTGGTAGACGGTGTGACCGTTGGCGTAAATGAATCTTTATTGATGGTCGATTACGACGGCAATTTCATCGGCACCGATGGCGTGCCGACTGACATGACGCGCCCGCAGTTCGTATCAACCGGGTCAATGACCACGCCTATCGGACAACTTGGATCGTCCCGGCTCGAATGGGGTGGAACCGGAGCGGATACGGTGTGGTGGCCCGAGTATTCAGCTAGTTGGGCAATCCAGAACGGCACCAGACAAATCCTGCCGTGGGGTGACATCGGGGCGAAGGACACCACTGCTGTCACCGGGTTAAAGGGCGATATTGCCGACGCATTGACCGGGGAAGCTGGACGCTATGTGATCGGTGTTGCGTTCAATTCGGCGCGGGATCGAATCCTCATCACCACCGGAGGCGTCGGGCGCGCAACGAACATCACCGCGAACCGCTATTTCCTGCTCGATGACGATCTGAATATCGTCGTCTCCGGGACTATCGCCGTCACTACATCAAACATCTGGAACATCGGTGGCAACACGAATGATAGCCCCAACGGCGGTTCATTGATCGAAGACGACGGATACTCAGGCTGGACATCTTACGGCGGAACGGGGGCGATTGGAACACGATATTTCTACATCGACTCGTCGAACGTGATGCAAATCGGCAGCGAAAGCTCGCATACGTTTGCCGGTGCCGGGAACCTTAGCTGTTCGTTGGAGGACGGTATTTTCTATGTGTTCGTGCGCACTGCCACAATTGGCAGGGTTTACCGATACACCGCTTTCCCGTCACTTACCGGAGCGGATGCGGTGTTGGGCGACATCGTCGAAGCGGAGTGCCTGGCCAGCAACCTGCTGAGCGCCGGGGATCTCGACGTGACCCAACTCACCGACGCGGTGCGCGGCTACCGCGTGAGCAATCTGGGCGCGATTCGTGCAGCGATAGAGCCATTGCGTGCAGCGTGGCCGTTCGATGTAGTGCAGCACGGGTACAAGATCCAGTTCAAGATGCGCGGATCGGCATCGGTGGCAATCATCACGGCGGAGGAATTGGACGCGCGGGCGGCTGGTACTGAACCGGGTGTCAGTATTACCGACACGCGGGAAATGGATTTGCAGTTGCCGCAGAAAGTGACGGTCAAATACCTGGACGTGGTGCGCGAATACGATACCAATGNGCAATCTGATGAACGCCTCAACACCGATGCCGTCAACGAAACGGTTGTCGAACTTCCTATCGTACTGAACGCGGACGAAGCAAAACATGCCGCCAGTACCTTGCTCTATTTGTATTGGATGGAGCGTTATGACATCGCATTCAACCTGCCGCCCACCTACGCTAACCTCGAACCGGCCGATGTAGTCGTGGTCGAAGCGGACAACGCAACCTATGAAGTGCGCCTGGCATCTGTGCAGTACGTGGCTGACGGACGAATCGAATGCAATGCCAAATACAATCGCGCCGCAATCTATACCCAGAGCAGCCAGGGTGAAGACGGGCAAAGCACTGGCAACGAATTGGATTTGGAGGGGCCAACCGCCTATCAGTTACTCGACATCCCGTTGATGCGGGACGATGACGATACCGCGGGCTTTCCGGTTGCAATGGGCGGATACCTGGACGACTGGTCGGGTGGAGTCCTGTACCGCAGCGACGACGGCGGGCAGACATGGGTTGACCTCGTTGGGTTTGAATCCCCCGGCAGCGTTATCGGGTACGCCGTTGGTACGCTGTCAAGCCACGGCGGAACCGTGATCGACTTTAGCAGCACATTGGCCGTGCGGGTCTACAGTGGGGCACTTGCCAGCGTGACCGAAGCGCAGATGTTCGCTGGCCAGAACTGGTTTGCCTACGGTGTCGATGGTAGGTGGGAGATTACCGCCGCAATGACTGCTACGCTGCAATCGGATGGTAGCTACATCCTGCGTGACTTCTTACGTGGCCAGAAGGGAACGGAATGGGCTACCGGCATCCATGCGGTCAACGACAAGATTGTCCTGCTGGACACCAATGCGCTGAACTTTATAAGCGTCAACAGTAGCATCATCGGGTCATCCAGAAGCTATCGCGGCATCACATCCGGGGAGGCACTGGATAGCGATTCGGACTACCCCTTCATTTATAACGGGGTGAACCTCGAATGCCTGAGTCCTGTTCACCTGTCCGGGAATAGAGACCCATCTACGAACGACTGGACCCTAACGTGGGTACGCCGCAGCCGGTATAGTGACTGGCGCGACTACGTGGATGCGCCCTTGGGCGAGACAAGCGCGTCATACGTCGTCGAGATTTATAGCAGCGGTACCTATACAACGCTGAAACGCACCCTGACCGCGACGAGCGAAACCGT